ACAGAATCTGGTGGTGTTGGCAGAGTTGTTCCCGGTGTAAACACAACAGTTGACGTTGGTCCTGATGAAATTAAGAAACAGGCGAAGAAGTTTGGCAACGATGTTGATAAAGACGGAGTACCGAAACATACCCATCGTAAGTAGCCCCAAAATGTACAATAAAGACACAATGTGTTATAAGACTTGGAATGATATAATCATATCATTACCAAAGAAAACAGTTAGTTGGTGTTGTAAGACAGACTTAACTGAACAACAAACAAAAGAAACTACGTTCGACTTGGACATATTAGACACACAAGGTATAGATTTTCTTTTCAATCATCCTATTCTTCAAAAGAGAAAAAATGACTTAGCAACTGGTGTTAGATGTCCAGATTGCCATGTATGTTGGGATTCAGAAGATAGGACTGGAGTTAGTCATAGAACGTTATATACTAAAAATGAAGAATCTAAGAATACTGCCCCATTTGCAATTGATACTCCTGCTACTTTCATTGAACTTGAATTAACAAACAAGTGCAATCAGGCATGTGTATATTGTGGACCACAACTTAGTTCAAGATGGCAAAAAGAATTAAAACAACGACATCCCGATACTGAAGACGAGATATTTCATAAAGTAATGGAGTTGTTCACCGAATATTTTAATACTAAACTCACAGATGCTCCATATATCAACATCAGTCTATTGGGTGGCGAACCTTTTTTTACTGACCATATGTATATATTCCTAGAATATCTTTCAAAATTACATGTAAATTCAGAACAAGAAATAACAGTTACAATAACAACTGGTATGTCGTTCCCCAAACAAAAATTAGACAAATTTATCAAGTTGATTGAACGCACTCCGAACGTCATATACATAATGCAGTTATCTGGCGAGGCAATTGGAAGAAAAACAGAACTCATTAGATGGGGATTAGATTTTGAAAATTGGAACATAAATTTAGATATGTTCTTAACTGAAGCAAAAAGATTAGATAATCTAGTTATAGGATTTGGTTGTGCCCATAACTCTCTATCTTTGCCATATTTCAAAGAGTTTCTTATGTATATAAATAATAAGTTAATAGAACATGAATATAAGTCAGACGTATGGTTTCATGTTAACTACATAGAAGATCCAGCACATTTGTCTATATCAATGCTAGATAAACATCATGCAGATGCGGTAACAGAGCAAATAGAGTATATGAAGAACGAAATGATTAATCTTTATCAGAAAGATGAATACATTACTATGCTGAAGTCACTTAGAAAGCAAATTCTGAACGCAAATGTCACTCCAGAGATGAAGCAGAATGCTTCAGAACAATTTAAAATGCTAGAAGATAGAAGAAAAGTATCATACAAATCACAATTCCCACACTTTGACGAATTAATTATGTAACGATATTTAATTTTTTAGATAAATACTATTATGAAAATATACGAGATACTAGGTGAAAATTTTGCAGGTGCATTTGCGGGTGTTCCAATGACATTAGGCGGTGGTGATCCAGCGGCAAGTGTTTATGCTAAGCCTAAGAAAAAGAAAAAGAGTAAGAAAACGGAAATGGGATATAGTTCAGATGTTGGCAATCTGGCATATAATACTCCAGTTAAAACTAAAATGATTAAAAGGTAGCAGATTATGAGATTTACACAACTAATAGAAACATTTGTAATAACGAATGACGCATTTGAAGATTACTTGAATCGTTCAACTGAACAACTAAAGAGTGAACTCGACATGGGAAAGAATCTCAGAGATGCTATCCATGACTTAGCAAGGGCATTCGCTGACCAGCACAATAAGTCATATGAAGCGTATGAACGCATGAGTGATTCATTACTTGCAAGATCTCATATATTAGAACTAGGTAACGATTCTGCTACAATCGACCAAGAGCCAACTGATATAGAACCAGAAATGGATATGGGTGAACCTGCGATGGATATGCCAGAACCAGAAATGGAAGAATCAGTTGAAGATATTGATGAGGGACCATGCGACATTGCAAAGCCCGAAGAGATTGAGAAGATGACTGGCACAGAATACGACAAGTATGCAAAATGGAAACAAGACTGCGAAGCAGACGAAAGAACTACTCCATTATCAACAAAACGTTTAGAATCATATAGTGACGATTATGATATGGATGGTACTTGGGAAGACGATTATGAAGGCGATTTGGATAAAGAAGAACATGACAAAACAGTAAAAAATTCTGAAATGGAATATACTGTTTGGGTTGGTGGTACTGAAGTCAATGACCACTGGTTATCCAAAGAGGAAGCAGTTGCTCTATATAACACATACAAAAATGACGGACACGATGACATTCAAATGGATGTTAGAATTAAGGAAGGTCACGTTTCAGAAGAAACTACTGAAGAAGGTAATGAATTTTCTGGTGAACTAGCAAAAGCCAAGATTGATGGCAAAAAAGAATTTAAAGTTGGTGGAAAGAAGTACAAAGTTGAAGAAGACGAATCAGAAGAACGTCCTTACATTGTTGTACATGCTAAAAAAGGTAAACATGAAACTCACGCAACATCATCTTACGATGCAGCCAAGAATGCGGCTGAACATTGGGGATTAAAATCAACAGCAGGCGTTTCAGCACATTTGGCTGACGTAGAACATGTCGCTGATAGTGTCGATTTTGAAGAAGATGTATTAACAGCACCAAAAAAAGATGACGAAGCAGTTGCGGCTAGAGATGATTTTGTAAACATGATGAGTTCAAAACCAAAAAGTAGCAATAAAGCAATTGACACAATTAAAAAGATTGTAGCAGACAAACAAAACATGCAAGTCAAATTTGATGATGGCAAGATGAAAGTAGATTTATTTACAGCAAATGCAGTTTCACAAGTATATGATGCCGTTAAGCCAGAGACTAGAGAAAAAATTGATAACATGCTAAGATCTAAAGAAGGCATGCTTAAAATGGCAAATTTTGCATTTAAGAGTATCAAAGAAGGCTTTGCGCCAGGACAGAATCCTAATTCTGTGGCAACTCGAATTAAACCAGGCTGGAACAAAACTGCTCCTGCTCCTGCATCTACTCCTAAAACACCAGGTGTTGGCAGTGGTCAAGGTGCTGGTTCAAAAGCAACTCAAATTAAACCAGGTTGGAACAAAACTGCTCCTGCTTCTAAAAAACCTGGTCTTGGTAAACTAGCCACGGGAGTTGCAATTGGTAAAGCAGTTGCTGGCACAGTAGGTAAGGCAGCAAAAGGACTTGGAAAAATGGTTGGTGGGGCTGCGACTCGATCTGGATTCGGTAATCCTCTTTCAGCATCTAAGTATTCTGAAAGCAAGGCGGTAGATATTATGGCAGAAGCGGCTGAGGCCATTGCCAAAGAAGATTCAAAGAAGATATAAACCAGGAAACTATCATGGAAATTAAACTAACAGGAAGTGCAGAACAACTTAGTGCGACAGCATCAACAGTATCAGATGCAAAGAGAGTATACTTGTGTCACACAACTGTCACAGCAACAGCACCAGGATTTGTAACTCAAACAAGATTACAAGACACTAGTCTGCCATTTGATGCTAGTACTAATCCTTATAATGTTACTGTTGGTACAGTTTGGCTGGGATGGGCGACAGGAGATGTAGTTTTACAAAAATATGCTTCTGATATGCTAACTTGCACAAATGTTGCAACAATATGGGCTACCCCAATATATGATAGAGATTAATAAATCTATCTAATCTATTGACTTTTAGAGTCACCTATGTTATTATATAAAGAGTGAGAAATCACTCTTTTTTATTGTCTAACTTACAGGAGATTTATATGTCAATTGATGCCATTAATACAGAAGAAAAAGCAAAATTAGTACAATTAGTAAACGAAGGGTGTCTAGTTTTACAGGAATGTGAAGACCTTAAGGGTGGACTACGCGATACAGTACGAGCAATTGCAGAAGAGATTGATGTAAAACCATCAGTCTTGAACAAGGCAATCTCAGTCGCACATAAAGCCAAATTAACTGAGGTTCGACAAGACTTTGAGGATATGGAAACTATCCTTGAAACAGTTGGCCGTACTCTTTGAGTTATGTTGATGCGTACTACAACAAGGATAAAGACATTGTCCAAGTTGTAGAGCGTGTTCAAGGCAAACGAGTTTATAATGATTATCCCGCTTGGCGAACTTTCTATGTAAAGGATCCCCATGGTGACCATGTAAGTATTCATGGTGACAAAGTGCGACAAATTAAATGTAAACGTCTGAAAGACCTACACAAAGAACGAAGAATCAATACTGGTAAAGCATTTTACGAAAGTGATATGAAACCAGAGGTTAAGTGTTTGAGTGAACATTATAATGGTACTGACTCGCCAACTCTAAATATTGCGTTCTTCGATATTGAAACTGACTTCGATAAAGATAGAGGGTTCGCTGACCCAAGCGATCCTTTCATGCCAATCACGGCGATAACTGTCCATCTCCAATGGATTGACTTACTAGTTACTCTTGTTATCCCACCCAAGGCTATGAGGTCTGGAGAAGGTCTAATAGAAGCACAACGTATTTGTGACCAATTTGAGAACACAGAACTATATCTGAACGAAGGTGACATGCTGAATGATTTTATGGATGTTATTGAAGATGCAGATGTGTTAAGTGGATGGAACTCTGAAGGTTATGATATTCCATACACTGTGAATAGAATTGCGGAAGTATTGAGTAAGTCTCACACACGAAAGATGTGTTTGTGGGACTTATATCCATCGAAACGAAAAGTTATTAAGTATGGCAAAGAGCAATCTACATATGATTTATCAGGTCGTATTCACTTAGACTACTTAGAACTGTATCGTAAGTATACCTACCACGAAATGCATTCATATGCACTTGATACAATTGGTGCCCATGAAGTTGGTGAAAGAAAAGTAGCATACGAAGGTACGTTAGACCAGTTATATAACAATGACTTTCATAAGTTTGTGGCATATAACAGACAAGATACCGCGTTGCTTGATAAACTTGATAAGAAACTTAGGTTTATTGAACTTGCTAATGAGATTGCACACGATAACACAGTTAATATCAAAACAACGATGGGTGCTGTTGCTGTAACAGAACAAGCAATCATTAACGAAGCACACCGTAGAGATATGGTAGTCCCTGATAGAAAAAGACGTGCATGGTCAGACGATGATGTTGAAGACCATACAGATGAAGAACTACAGGAACTTGAAATGCAAAAGGCTGCTGGTGCTTTTGTGGCAATACCTAAAGCAGGATTACAACGCTGGGTTGCGGGTATTGATATCAACTCTCTTTATCCATCCGTTATTCGTGCGATGAATATGTCTCCCGAAACTATTGCTGGTCAACTACGACCAGATTTCACTGATGCACTTATTGGTGGTAGAATAAAAGAAGGAAGAAAGACTGGTGCAAAAACTTATGGAGCCTCTCAAGCATGGGATGAAACTTTCAGTTCAGAAGAATTTCGTTTAATGAACGAGAGAGATAAAGCAAGTGTACTTACCTTAGTACTTGAAGATAACCCATTCGAAGAACTTAAAACTACTCAGGAACTTACTGGTGCTGAAGCATATGATTTAATATTCAATAGTGATTTAAATTGGACTATTACTGCAAACGGCACTATCTTCAATCAAGATGTTCAAGGTATTATTCCTAGTTTACTAGAACGATGGTATGCAGAACGTCAGGTTATGCAACAGAAAAAGAAAGAAGCCATTAAAGATGGTGATGCAGTTGCGATTGCACACTGGGATAAGCGACAGTTAGTTAAGAAGATTAACTTGAACTCATTGTATGGTGCGTTATTGAATCAAGGTTGTCGTTTTTATGATAAACGTATTGGACAATCAACAACTCTTACAGGTCGTTGTATTACTCGACACATGGGTGCTAAGACTAATCAAGTGATTGTTGGCGACTATGACTACAAAGGTCCATCGGTTATCTATGGTGACACTGACTCCATTTATTATTCAATGTACCCAGTGTACAAAGAAGAAATAGATAATGGTTCGATAGAGTGGAGCAAAGATAAAGTCTTAGAACTATATGACGAGGTTGCGAATCAAGTTAACACGAGTTTCCCAGAGTTTATGAAGACATTCTTTAATGTTCCTAGGAAAGAAGGTGAAATTATTGTTGCTGGTCGTGAGAACTGTGCGACACAAGGTATCTTTATTAAGAAGAAAAGATACGCATTGTTGATTTACGATGATGACGGAGTACGCAGAGATATTGATGGTAGTCCGGGCAAAATCAAAGCAATGGGTCTTGACCTTAAACGTTCTGATACACCGAAGTATATGCAAAACTTTCTTAGCGAAGTGTTGTTATCAATCTTAACTGATGGTACACGTGAACACGTAATAGAAATGATTAAAGTATTTAAGAAAGAGTTCAGAGCAAAGCCTGGTTGGGAAAAAGGTTCACAGACTCGTGTAAATAACTTGACTGCTTATAAGAACAAAGTGAATAAAGCGAAAAAGGCTTTAGGCAGAGAAGTTGATTTAAGTAGTGCCCAGGCTAAGAAAGATAAGGTACATTTACCTGGACATGTATCAGCCGCTCTTAACTGGAATATGTTACGAGAACTCAATCAAGACAAGTACGCAGTAGAAATCGTAGATGGTATGAAGTGTATCATTTGTAAACTCAAACCAAACACATTCAAATTGAAGAGTGTTGCGTACCCAATTGATGCAAGTAAAATACCACAATGGTTCCAGGAGTTACCATTTGACCACGAGTTGATGGAGCAGACAATCGTTGATAAGAAATTAGATAACCTGATGGGAGTACTAGATTGGGATCTGAGTGATGCAAATGCATCAGAGACATTTGATAATCTATTCGATTTATAGGTTGACAAGACCACCAGAAATGTGTTATAATTAAGTTAATTAATCAAAAGGAGTAAGTAAATGCGGGATATTTTAAAAGATATTGTCAAACACACACATTCGTTAGGCATTATTCAAGCGGCTAAAGTAACTACAGATGCCGAGGGTACAACAATCGATGCTATGGATGATGAACGAACAGTAGTATTGCGTGGTAAATTACATGCACCTGTTCCTGAATTTGAAGGTAAGTTTGGTCTAGGTCGTCTAGGCGTATTAAATGGTTTGCTTAGTTATTCTAGCGAAGACTCTACGGGAAACGTACAAGACTCGAAAGTTAGTGTAGTAACTGAAGAACGCAACGGTGAAAATGTTACAACTGAAATCAACTTCTCAATGGATGGTGGTTTTGATAGTTCGTATCGTGTAATCGTAAGTGAATTAGTAGATGCTCAAATTAAGACAGCAAGTTTTCGTGGAGCAAGTTGGAATGTAGAAATCATGCCAACACAAAAAGCAATCAAGGACCTGCAATACTTTGCTGGTATTCTAGGTGCATTTGATCCATTGCTTACTGCTCGTACAGTTAATGGCAATCTAGTGTTCTTTATTGGTGATAGTTCAACAGATAAAGTAGAACTTCCATTTGCTAATAATGTCGAGGGTGAACTAAAGACTGGTTGGAGTTTTCCACTATCAACAGTTCTTACTATCCTTAAACTTAGTGATACAAGTACTATGAATATGAAAATCTCAGACCAAGGTGCAATGATGATTATGGTAGACAGTGGATTAGGTATCTACGAATATATTTTACCAGCAAAAGCAGGGCACTAATTACATAAATAAGTTAATGCAAAGACGTAAACAACTAACAGTAAGACAGAGGCAAGATGCTAAAGTCGAGTGGAGAGCAACCAATTTACGTTTAAGACAGAAGCATTTACATAGTTCACAGATGAAGTTCGAGGACTATATAGACTACGTTGCCGGATATTGTATAAAAGATAATACTCCGGCGACTGGTCCAGTTGGTGGTTGGACACCACCACAAGTAAGGGAAACTCAATACGTCCCATCAAGTACATATGTACCACGGGCGAGAGTTGATAGTAGTGATAGTTGGGAGCAACAAGAAGAACGAATGAATATCAGTAAGTCTTACCCAATTATGCCTGCCTATAATAAAGGACCATATATGGTCATCCCGCTCGATGAATTGACTACTGCGGGTAAAAAATAAACTATAGGAGAAGTGAATGACAACCGAAACTAAAGCAACTGAAAAGATACAGACACGACTTATATATTTAAAAAAAGCACACAGAGAGTTAGACGAGAAGATAATCCTTGAAGAAAGAAAAAGATCTGATGATGACCTGCATAAATTAAAGTTGAAAAAGTTACATATGAAAGAAGAAATTGCAGTATTAGAAAACGAATTACCATACGCCACTCTAGATGAATGGTGGAAAAAAGAAGAAATATTCGAACAGTGATTATTAAGCCTACTCCCAAAACAATACAAAATTATGTCAGAGTTATAAAAGACCATCCAAGGCCTGGCGTACTCTACCAAGACATGGCGAGTGTGTTTAACGCTCCAACGGGATTACGTGATGTTATGTCATTATTCAATGACTACATAGTTGATAATAATATGTTTTATGACAAGATAGTTGGATTAGATGCTCGTGGATTTCCAATGGCAGGTGCGTTAAGTGCCTCTACTGGTATTCCATTTTCTATGGCTAGAAAGAAAGGCAAACTTCCAGGTAAAACAATTTTCACTCAATACGAGTTAGAATATGGAATTGATGAATTGCATTTACAAGAAGATGCAATCAAGCCCAATGAACGAGTATTAATCATTGATGATGTCATTGCAACGGGTGGAACACTCGAAGCGGCTATTACACTAATAAAGGTCTCTGGTGCTGAAGTCGTTGGAATACTGAGTATAATGGAACTGGAGTTCTTAGGTGGTGGTAAACGATTACGTGATGATGGGTATGATGTATATTCTATACTACAAGAGCAATAAAGAACACATACAATATATTAATCTCAGTTGATAAATACTATTGATGATGGGTGCTCCCACTCATTATCGTTCATATGGGAGAAATAATATGGCAAGATACAGAGGTCTTAGAGCAATTGCTGGTATGAGAAATGTTAAAGTTAGACGTTCAATCGATTTGAGAGAACTTTCTGACTTTGGTGCTATCACATCTAGTGGAGATGACTTACCAACTGCAGGTGCTACGCATCGTGCGGCAAATGGTGGTTCAACTGGTGGTACTCGTGGATATACCGATTTAGGTGTATTGACTGGTGTTACTGTTGATAACCAGGATATGGGCTCAATCGCTACAACCGCGTCTTCGGATTTAGGTTATAATGATGAACCATACGGTTATTAAACTCTAAGTAAAACATTAGGAAACCCCTCTTTATGAGGGGTTTTTTATCATTTAATTCTCGAAACCACTTGACTTTTGCGTTGAAATTTTGTATAATAGTATAAGGTATAAATTTTAATAACGTATTAAGGACATAAAGTACATATGCAAAACTATATTTTTACAAGTGAAAGCGTAAGTGATGGACATCCAGATAAAGTAGCAGACCAAATTAGTGATGCACTAGTCGATGCTGGACTTAAAGCAGGTGATGAAACTTCACGTGTAGCAATCGAAACCCTAGTTACTACTAATATGGTTACAGTTGCTGGCGAAGTGAAGAACTTCAATGTTTCTAAAGAAGAAGTAGACTACATCATACGTAATAAAGTCAAAGAAATTGGGTATGAACAATCTGGCTTTCATTGGGAAAGACTAAAAATCTACAATGAAATTCATAAGCAAAGTGCCGACATAGCAATGGGCACTGACGACTTTGGAGCAGGTGACCAAGGACTAATGTTCGGGTATGCTTGTAACGATAATGATGCTTACTTACCAGCACCAATTTATTATGCACACGAAGTACTAAAACATCTAAAAGTAATTAACAATTCTGTTCCTGGTGTATTAGGTCCAGATGCTAAATCACAAATTAGTATGCAGTACGCAGGTGGTAGACCAACTCGTGTTGACCAAGTTGTTGTAAGTACTCAGCATACTGAAGATGGTAACATTGAAGAAGCAAGAAATCTTGCCAGAACGGCAGCAACAGAAGTATTAGGAGACTTGATTGACAAAAATACTACCTGGCATCTTAATCCTACTGGTAACTTTGTTATTGGTGGACCTGATGGTGATACAGGACTTACAGGAAGAAAAATTATCGTGGATACCTATGGGGGCTATGCTCCTCATGGTGGTGGTGCTTTTTCTGGAAAGGACCCTACGAAAGTAGACCGCAGTGCCGCTTATATGGCACGTTGGTTGGCTAAGAACGTAGTAGCAGATAACATGGCAGATTGGTGTAACATTCAATTAAGTTATGCAATTGGTGTTAAGCAACCTACGAGTATCTATGTTGAGTCAAACGGTTACAGTAAGAGTATTGAGAAGTTTATTCGTGAGAACATTGACTTGAGTCCTAAAGGAATTATTGATAGATTTGACTTATTTAATTTTTATGCATACAGTGATAACTGCATATACGGACACTTTGGCGATAAGAATGTCCCTTGGGAGAAGATTGGATGGTAGAAGAAGGATAATGCCAGTAGTACGCAACGATTTAGAAAAATTTACAGTCCTATGGGAAGTAAATTATTATGATGCTGAAAAGGTATTCTTTGTACGAGAAGGAAATACTGCTGAAAGTTTAGATGATTTAATGGACGATTTGGGTGAGAACGCAGTCGACCATGAACCAGAAAATGAAACGCCAGTTGGATTAGGAGACTTCGACATCGAATGGATTAAAATTTTAGATAACAATGATAACGAAGTTTGGAGAGATAAAGACTACGACTTCACTGAATATGAAAAGGAGATACAATGAGTAAGAAGAATATATTGAATCCAAAGAATTGGGTATCAACGCCAGAAGAAAAAGAAAGAGCCGAAGCAAGAAGAATTGTTGATGAGAAGGAACAAGCAATCGAACTTGAGAAGATTAACTTCAAGTATGGTCATATAGACCAACATGCATATGACAAGAATATGGCAAATCACAATGGCGAAGATTATATCAGAGTTGTTGGAATGGAACTAGATGAAGGTCAACCTGGAAAGGGTTTCTTTGAATTAGATTTCAATGATAATTTTGTAGAGTATCTTGCAAAGTCTGGCTACGAAGGATTAGAGCCTGACCAGATAGTTGACAGTTGGTTCAGTGACTTATGCAAGAACATAGTACTTAGTGACTTAGAGGATGAGGAAGGTGTCTCTAAAAGTGTACTAACTGATAGTAAAGAGGGGTTAATCATTAAGAAACTTAAAACAGGCGACAAAACTTCTGAATATTATTGATTATTGACTTTATACCCGAAATAATGTATAATATAAGTAATAAACTTTTATAGAGAGGAATAAATGGCTACATTCATTTTAGTAGATTCGTTCAACATGTATCATAGAGCAAAACACGTAGCAATGCGTGGTGCTAGTATTGATATGAAAATTGGTATGGCATATCACATAATGCTCAGTAGTGTCAAACTATGTTACAACAAATTCAATGCCGACCACGCAGTGTTTTGTTTAGAAGGCAGAAGTTGGCGTAAAGATTTCTACACTCCGTATAAAGCACACAGACGTGTTGCTCAATTAGCCAAGAGTTCAAGGGAACAAGAAGAAGACCAAATCATGTTTCAATCATACGATGATATGATTACATTCCTTGATGAAAAAACAAATGTAACTATGTTACAGAATCCCGAAGCAGAAGCAGATGATATGATTGCTGTGTTTATTCAATCACATCCAAATGATAATCATATTATTATATCGAGCGATAGTGATTATTTACAATTAATTACAGACAACGTAACTATGTACGATGGTGTACAAAATCGTATCATTACTAAAGATGGATTCTTTAAAGATGACAAGAACATGACACCAATGAAAGATAAGAAGACTAAAGAAGTGTTGGCTCCTATAGATCCCGAATGGATGCTATTCGAAAAATGTATTCGTGGTGATACATCAGATAATATCTTTAGTGCATATCCTGGTTGTCGTAAGAAAGGCACAAAGAATAAGATTGGCATGATTGAAGCATTCAATGACCGTACTACTGGTGGTTTCAATTGGAATAACTTCATGCTACAGCGATGGACTGACCATAATGGCGAAGAGCATACAGTACGTGATGATTTCGAACGCAATGTAAAACTCATTGACTTAACTGCACAGCCATATGATTTGATGGTTAAGTTTGTTGAAACGATTGCTGAAAATAGTGTAGTAAAAACTAAAACAGGTGTTGGTATGCAGTTTCTAAAATTCTGTGGCATACATGACTTACAGAATCTTGCAAAAGCGCCTGATGAAATGGCAGCCATATTAAATAAAAGTTATCCTGCATGATGAGTAATCATGTCTATATTTTTGATGTAGACGGAACACTGACGCCTAGTAGAGCAGAGATGGATAAAAAGTTCTTAGCATGGTTCTTAGATTTTGCAGACTCACATAAAGTATACTTAGTTACTGGAAGTAATTCAGAGAAAACGATAGAACAGATTGGCATAGAACTATATAGAAATGTAGAATGTGTGTACAACTGTTCAGGCAACACTAAATGGAGAGGTGGTACTTGTATATTCAGTACAAAGAAGTTTGAACTACCAGAGGTAGCACACAAGTTCTTAGTAAACAAGTTGATAAAAAGCGACTTCGATACTAAAACAGGCGCACACTTTGATGCACGACCAGGGTTACTCAATTTTAGTATTATTGGTAGAAATGCTACCAAGCCACAACGAAAGAAATATGTCAAGTACGACATTGCAACTACAGAACGCAAATTAATCTCTGACGAATTTAACAAACTATTCTCTGATAAGTTTAATATTATATCACAGATAGCAGGAGAGACTGGATTAGATATCATAACTGTAGGTAAAGACAAAGCACAAATACTAAAAGACTTTGACTATCAAGACAAGATAACATTCTTTGGTGATAGTATATATCCAGGTGGGAATGATTACGCAATTGCTCAAGCGATTGAGTATAGTCCATATAAGTATTCTAAATGTCATCAAGTAAAGAATTGGAAAGAAACATGGAAGATACTGAAATCACTTTAAACGGTACTGATTGGAGTAATCTATATATCATAGACTACGCAGGTGGCTGTGGTGGCGAGATGATGTGTGACTTAATTAGTGATAAAGTAGATGCTCAATTTTCAATTTCAAAATCATCAACTCAATCTTTCGCAATAGACAGTTTTGATAATCTGTATGTGACTTATTCGTTAGTACTTGTCCACGCTGATATCAATCAATATCGTGGATATAAGGGCAAAGAATCTAACACGCCATTTCATTCCGATGAAACGATGAAACATAATCTAAAGGTGAATCTCATTCATCGGGATAAAGATATTTCTTGGAAGATGGGATTCAGTGCAGAAAATGAAAGGGATGCGTTAGTCAGAAATACTCATTTTACCAAAAACTATATATTACGCAGTCATCGTAATTCAGATTGGAGTTCATTTACTAACGCAAAAGTAATTAGAATTTATCCTTGGACTAAATCTCATCTAATACAATCATTGATGATGTTAAAACGTTGGGTTATAGGACATAGTTATATTGAAGAAATTAAAGAAGCCATGTCTCCTAGTGTACAAGAGTGGATTGAGAATAGTGTTTTGGCAGATACATTATATGGATGGCAATGTGAACTTATTATAGATAGGAGACTTCGGTCCTTTAACTGGGATTCTTTTGTTGAAGATAGATTTGCAATAAATCATAACGAGAGTAAGAATACTATTTCAGGAACAGAATGGGTGTTTGGTACTAGTGACGTATCGATAAAAACTGTAGCAGGAATAGATATAACAACTGATGCGATTAAGAAGTGGCAACAAGGCAATATTGATTTATTAGCAGAACATAGTATATCAATGACTAGCACGAAAGAAGAGTGTGTTGACTATTTTAAAAACTACTGGATGTTAAATAATCTTCCATGTGTAACGGAGATATAGATATGATGTATACAAAAGAAATAGTTAAAGATAAGTTTTGGATTTTAGAAAACGCAGGTATTAAAATAGGAACAATACGTTTTTGTTCGACTGATGAGTTTGAATTGAATGTAAGACAATCAGATTTGTCAGATGCTATACTCAATGAACACATGTCGTTATCTGAACTTACATCTCATTTTGGTGAAAAGATATTAGAATCAAAAGAAAGTTCTGTAGATGTTGAAGAAAACAAAGTTGGACCTCGTGGGGGATGGAATACTTCTATGACTGAGATTGATGGTTATGTTTCTAAACACATAGTGCATAACGTAGAAACAATAGAGTTAAAAGGGAAACAAATTCCAACCTATACTAAAACTGAAACAAGTAAAGTAAGATATGTTGCTGGGTATTACGGAGTAAGATTTCCAAGTGACTGGCGGTGGTTTTACGGTGGTAAACTAGATACGCTAAATACTTGTGAGTTTATAGGACCATATAAAACTAAATCTGAAATGCAAACTGAAGTATTACTAAAGAACAAACGCGATGTATAAAAGTTTAAAAAATCTATTAGCAACCATTAAACGTGCAAACTTGAAAGGGGATAATGGTATTCGCCTATCGATAATAGAAGCAAATGATATACAGAATGAGATTGCTGTGTTGTTATTAGATATCAAAAAGAAAGACTCCTCAGAGAATACCACATTAGATGGCGGTTCATTTAAGTAAATTTTGTTCATTATATACGATGATAATGCTAACTTATTAGTAAAATCAGCTAAATAAGTGTATAGAACAGAAGAGGCATTTACTTATGGCTAGACCTAAACCAACGATCATACTAGAACATACTGATAACCAAACTTACAGAAGTGAGCAGGTTCTAAAGGCTACCGCAGTGTACTCCGTGTTCTATAAAGGAGAAGCGATTAATCTTCGCAGTCTCAACTCGTTAGTCAATTTTCCAGGACCAAAATACAAAAAGGTATCTTTTAGTAATCCAGGTCACGCAATTAATCTCGCACAACGTTTGAATAAACTATTTAGATGTGATGATTTTGAAGTACACGTACTTACAAAAGGTGACAAATTAGAGTTTTAAAGTGGACAAGATTGAGTTAATCAACTACATTAATAAAAAGACTACTGGAAAAACAGCAGGCAGAAAAGAAATCACTCTCAGTGATATATTCATCAGTGCCCGACCTGATACAGGATTTAGAGTTTCTGCATTCGGGCGAGATATCATAGCAAAACACTTCAAAAAGTATAAGATAGAACTAAAGTTGGATTCGGCCACGATGCATCAACATAGGCAAATGGCAATAGGAACAGGCAACCAAATACTTGCACTTGATAAGTATCTCCATACACCATATTATCTAAAGAAGTCAAGGCTAATTCTATTTGAAGAAGTGCCTGCGGCTGAACTACTTATGATAGATGGCGATTTAGACTTATGGGTAAAAAACAAAACGTTCTTTAAATAAGCATAAAACGTTCATTCTTTTACTTCAGTCTGTCGATTACTGCTTTAGCCTCACTTATAGCCTCGTCCACTGTTGGTGATTCATCTACCTTTGCTTCTGTAGGTTTTTTATTTACACCAGAACACATTCTTTTTACTTCACTGAATTCAGGACCTAAATCAAGTCCTTTATATCTAGCACACATTTTAAGCATTTCTAACTGTTGCTTTAGTAATGCGTTTGTTCTCATTATTCTTTTATACTCTGCGTTACAAGTTGAGCCAAGTGCAATGCTTAATCTGAGACCAAATCTCCAGTTGCTGCCATTATTTGTGCCTTTATAGTTATTATTATCACTGTTAGGATAAGTGCTATCGTTGGTACCGTCTTGTTCGCCTATCTCTGCGTATGGTTCTAATGTAGCAGTTTGACAATGCCCTCCGCCACCTTGTAAATATTCATTTGCCGCATAAGCATTCGTGCCAAGTAAACAAAAGAAAGTAACTAATAATATCTTTTTCATATTAG